GCGGTATAACGTACTTCAGGGTCTTTGCCCAATCGCCCAATAAACTCGCAGCGGTTAAGATCAGTTGCCATTATTGGTTCTCCCAGTTTGCTTTGATTCCGTCATACATAACTTTAAGCACTTCTTTTTGGCTATCGGGCGCAGACTTGTACCATTTGGCAAAACACGCTTTTAAAGCCTCTAAATCAGTCTGTGCCGCCATTTCGTCTACTGCGTAGTCCATGTCTATCAACACAGGGATAACTTGCTTAGGCGGCGATTTAACAGCAGCTTCACCGTCATCGTCAGACGAGGCAACGCAAAGCGCCGTTTGAATTGAGTACCTTTTTGCGTAACTCAACGCCGAGCCGAAGCCCTGACTGTCTTGTTTGCTTGCAGGTACAAACAATTTGCCAAACGACATTTCTTGCCCTGATTCGTGAATCAACACAGTTTCAACACAAACACCGCCTTCTGCATCGTGTGTTTTTTGCACAATAGCTAAACCGTTTACAGACAAATGTGGTCGCACAGCGTCAATGACCGATGCTAGTGAGCTGTATGCGCTTTTAAAGTGGGGATTTTTACTATCTTTCGCTGCGTGATTCATAGCAGCTTGAGCTTTTACTAGAGATTTTGCTAGTTCGTTCATTTTTGCACCTATATGTTGTCCTGACGGGTGTGCCAGTAAGATGATATTAAGCTATCTAAACTAATTGTGCAAGTTATCAATAAATTTTTCTGCACCCTTGGTTTGGTAAGTTAAGATAGCTACATGGATAACAGCAAAATTATCACGATTCTAGGTGGCACAACGAAGGTTGCAAAGTTGTGCGGGGTTAGTGTGCCAGCCGTTAGCCAATGGAAAAACAACGGGATACCGCCAGACAAGCTGATATTTATGGCTGCTGAACTTGAGCGACTGTCGCAAGGGGTGATACACCGAAAAGATATTTTTCCTGAAAACTGGAAACAAATCTGGCCCGAGTTGCATTAAGCCAAAAAGTAGGTAAAATGTACACATTGCTGTGGCGGCGATGTAGACGAGTTAAGTCGATATCTCTCTCCGAAAGGAGACCCGCCACAGGGGTATCGTCTTAACTCGTTTTTCTATGCCTGAACGGAACGCAGACCAAAGTTTGCTGCGAACAAAGTGGGACTCAGAACCCAGCCGAATGTAGGACGTTGTGATCTGGAGGCTCTAACGACATACCAGCGGATCACGATAGTAAGCAGACTGGGGGATAGTAGATGTAACACTGCACAGACAGGCGGCGAAGTTAGCACCTGTTCTACGAATGGCTGACGGGTTCTGTGGCTCCGGAAAGGATACAGATAAAGGCGACCTAGGTAGGCTAGGTTCGTCCACCAGACAGGATTAACAGTAAAGGAGTAGCGATGAATACAGTAGAAGATGTTAAGTTGTTGCCATTACCTATTAGCTTGAAGGATTGGACTGAGATACATTTGATTGAAAGTTTTAAATTGACCAAAAGAGCAGATTTGCGTGAAATGATTGCAATTGAATTGACAAACAGAATTGAAAACAGCAAAACATAATTTGCTTTTTTTTGAATACAGTATTAAGCTATCTTAACTTCACAAGGGACGATATGGCACTGACAAACACGCAACAACGGATTTTGACAGCGATTAAACAAAACGATTGGTTAAGCGCAACAGAGATAGCTGAAATCACTGGAATAGCGCACAACCACATCCGTACAGCTTTAAAGACAAAAGCGTTTTTTGACATTGACAGAGGTATTCGGGACACAAAAGCAAATAACGGTGGTCGGTACATTCGGGTGTATAGGTATCCACTAAAGAACAAGAATGCGACTGAGCAAGCATTAAAACTAGCAAATCAACACGAAGGTATATTTGGTCAACTTTACTGGGCAAACAACAAGTATGAAAACATTAGTCGAGTGGATTAGGGACAAACTCAAGAAAAATCAACACCCTGTTGAACCTGTTTGTGATTGTTGTGGTCAAGTTTCAACGCTAATAGACGGGTTATGCGAGTGGTGCAACAAATTTTATAAGGCGCACAAATGAGAGATTTACGAGATTACGAACAGTTAATCAGGGTACTGGACAAAGGTGATTTTATGACCAGAGAGGAGATGGGACAGGTCGCTGACATCATCCGAGCGTTGAAAGAGGACGCAGACCGCTACCGTTGGTTAAACCAAGCTACGCACCAGTTGTTTATGGTGAGTGAACGTGATTTAAACGAGCAGGTTGACCGTGCTATGAACGGGGGGCGAGAATGACTTTTGAATCTGTTGTATTTGATTTGTCTTTGTTTTTTATCTCAAGTTCAATAATTTGCGGGATTGCTTATTGTTTGATTTTGATTAAAGAACTGTGGCAAAAACACCGTGGGGGGAAAAAATGAGCATCGAAGCAATGAAGCAAGCGTTGGAGGCGTTGGAGTTTCATGTTCTTGGATTCGATCAGGTACGTAAAATGGAAATAGCAATACAAGCATTGGAACAAGCCATCGAGCAAGCAGAGAAGCAAGAGCCTTTTGGCTATTTTCAACTTGACCTCCGTATGGATGCTTGGGTGCAAAACCGTGACAACAAAAAAGGTGTGCCTTTTTACATCACACCACCCAAGCGTAAATTTGTTGAGTTGACGGAAGATGAAATTATTGGACATACTTGTGAATGCGTTGATGATGGAACTTTCAATATGGATTGTGCAATAGATTTTGCAAATTCTATGCAAGAGGCTTTAAAAAGGTACAACACATGAGCTTTGACGAATTCTGGTCTAAATACCCTCGCAAAGTCGCTAAAAAGACCGCTATGCAATCTTTCGCCAGACTCCCTATGGATGAGCAGGAACTTGCGATTGACGCACTAGAGACGCATTGTGAGTATTGGAAGATTAAAGAGACAGCGACTGATTACATTCCACACCCTGCTACTTGGCTTAATCAAGGCAGGTATTACGACGAACTGGATATGCAGCCCAAGCAGCCTAAAAAACCTGCATTGCCGTGGTATTCGACGGAGCAAATGACGATGGACAAAGCAAGGGAATTAGGTATGCTACCTAGACCGGGTGAGGACATGGGACAATTTAGAACACGCATTGCACAACAAATGGCAAAAACACAATGAATCATTACCTTATTACAGAGCCAACTTGCATTAGTTTTTCTGGTGGTCGCACATCAGCTTTTATGCTTTATCAAATATTGCAAGCACATGGTGGCAAATTGCCTGACGAAGCTATTGTTTGTTTTGCAAACACAGGCAAAGAAGATGACGCAACACTTAAATTTGTACATGATTGTGAAACAAATTGGAGGGTTCAAATTCATTGGCTTGAGTATGACTCTAAAAAACCAAAATATAAAAAAGTTGACTTTGTAACCGCTAGTAGGAATGGTGAACCATTTGAAGCAATGATTAACGACAAAAAGATGTTGCCTAATAACTTTATGCGGTTTTGCACTTTGGAATTAAAAATCAACACGATTCGCAGATATTTGAAGGGTATTGGTTTAGATATTGATGATGACCAACATCTTGTAGGTATCAGGGCAGATGAACAAAGACGAGTTGCAAAAGTGGGTTTGAGTATGTGTCCTTTAGCTAAAGAAGGCATAACTAGTAGGGATGTTGGGGCTTTTTGGGAATCAAACAGTTTTGATTTGGGATTGCCAAAGGTAGGTCAAAACAAGTTATCTAATTGTGATTTATGTTTTATGAAGGGTGATGCAACTTTAATTTCACTAATTCAAGACAATCCTGAGCGAGCTAAATGGTGGATTAAGATGGAAAAAGAAGCAAAAAAATTGCTTACTGAAAAACATAAAACTTATATCCCATCTTTTAGAAAAAATCAGACAGGGTATGAAGAAATGGTTAAGTTTGACAAAAACCAAGGAAAGTTGTTTACAGATGAATCAATACCTTGTTTTTGTGGAGATTAAAAATGAAAAAAAAACTAAAAAAAATATTGGAATTATTGCGTGGTGGATACATTGATGCGGATTACGATTTAATTGAACAAATTATAAAAACTTGTGAAAATGAAAAAGAAAATTAAAAAAGTAGCGGAGGCAGCATGAAAGATTTGTTTGGAGAAGAAGAATTTGACTGGCAAAAAGAATGGGGTGGAATGCCGGAATTCATACAAGATGATTTAAAGCTAATTCATCATGTAATGGTTGGATTTGAGACTGTTGAGGACATGAACAAGTTTTCAGAGCTTGTGGGACGCAACATTAAGTTCACAACAAAAAGCCTTGTTTTTCCAGTTAAAACAAACGTAGAAAAAAAGGTTTGGGTAGATGAATCCTGATTACCCAATTTATATAATTTCCAAAGGAAGGTGGGAAAGTCGCTTAACGAGTAAAGCGCTTGAAAAGATGGGCGTTCCATACAAAATTGCTGTTGAACCGCAAGAGTACGACAAATACGCCAGTGTGATTGACCCAAGCAAAATACTTATATTACCGTTTAGCAATCATGGCTTAGGCTCGTACCCAGCTCGTAACTTTTGTTGGGAGCATTCAATAGAAAATGGTGCAAAATTTCATTGGATACTGGATGACAACATAGACGGATTTGTAAGACTAAACAGAAACGAGCGCATACCAGTTACTTCAGGGTCAATCTTTAAAGCGTCCGAAGATTTTGTAAACCGATACGAAAATGTTGCACAAGCGGGGTTTGAATACAGGTTTTTTGCAGGTGGCAACAGACGTAAAAAGGCAGCATTTATAACCAATACTAGGATTTTTTCTTGCATATTGATTAGAAACGACATTC